GGGGCAACATCAACAAGACATCTTTCATTGAGAACTGCGAAACATCAGCAGTGGGACGTGCCTTGGCAATGATGGGAATCGGAATCGACACTAGCATTGCTTCAGCTAACGAGGTAAAGGATGCAATCGCAAAGCAAGATGCTCCTGCACCAGCAAAGAAGGAACAGCCTACCACTGAGCAGGACTATCAGAAGGCAGTCACATTCCTTAAGAATGCAGTAGACCGTGCTGAAGCATGGAGTAAGATTGAAAAGCAATGCAAGGCTAAGTTTAATGATGAGCAGTACAACAAGCTCGTCGAATACGTAAAAGCATAATGCTTAGCATCAAGCTCGCAGAGTCAGTAGGTAAGGGTCACCTATCGTACAGCTCCATCAAGTACGCGCTTCAAGACATGAAGCTGTGGGAGATGTACATGAGAGGTCAGCTCTTTAAGGAGAGTGAGGCTCTTACCTTCGGAAGTATGTACGACTGCCTTCTCTTCACTCCAGAAGACTTCGACAAGCAGTTCATGGTGCTCAATGACAGCACTAAATGTGAGGAGATTGGTGGTCGTGCACCACGTATGACCAATAAGTATAAAGCTTGGGTCAAAGACTTTCAAGAAGAAGCCGAGTCCAAAGGAGTAAAGCTCATTGGTGAGGATGACTTCAAGAAGGCACAAGAGATGATTGAACGACTCAAGGTGAGTGGTGTGTTGGAGACGTACTTAATTGGCGACTATCAACATGAGTTCAATCAGGAGATTAACGGTGTACCTGTTCGGGGATTCTTAGACTGCCTAAACAAAGAGTACATCAGCGACCACAAGACTACCCGAAGCTTGAATCAATTCCGGTATGCTGTTAGGGACTATGGCTATGACATCCAAGCCTACATCTACTGCACCGTGCTCGGTCTCGACAAGTTCTATTGGGTAGCGCAGGAGAAGGCCTACCCTTTCGCCATCGGCGTTTACGAGGCAAGCGAAGAAACAATTGCGAACGGAGAGGTCAAGTTTAACAAGGCAGTAGAGAGAATATCAAACTACTTGGACAATAACATTGACACTGAGACGTTCTTCATAAAAGGAATCATCTAATGACAGCTAACGAACTCATAGTAAAATCAAGTTTGCACTTTGGAATTGACGTAGCTCAACCATGTGCATTTGGAAAGGGTGCTTTTTCCGAGCGATGCATGACAGCATACTACGCAATCAAGGAACTACACATGCCTTACCGAGAGCTTGCTGATGCCATGGGTTCAGACAACATCGAACTTAGGTTGATGTGGCTTTACGCAGAAGGAAACATGGGAGTTGTACAATCCCGTAACCGGTACAAGGAATACATTTCAAACCTTAAATAATTCACCATCATGGCTGAAAAAAAAGAAAACGTGTATGTGGGGTACACTAATTCCCCACGAGTAACTCAGCGTATCTCGTTTACGCTTGAGGAATTGGAGAACCTGAAGCAGTATGCTACTGCAAAAGGTCGAGTATACATTGACGTGCTGTCCATCCCTGACCGGGAAGATGACCGTCGAATGAAAGCTTTCTGCTCTGTCTATGACCCTAACTCCGAGTCTGAGCAGAAGCGTAGAGTAGAAAAGCAGGTTGTTGAAGAACCTATTTTCTAACTGATGATTGGGAGGGGGGTTCGCCCCCCCTCTTTCATGCTCTCGTAGCTCAGGTGGATAGAGCATCTGCCTTCTAAGCAGACGGTCACAGGTTCGAATCCTGTCGGGAGTACACTACCACCACATGGGATAGTAAAACTTTACCTTGTCGGGTGAGGTGGGGTATCCAGCCATATCAATCGCGTGTTACTTCGTGATTGACATTGGTCAAGTCGGGGCCTAGTGGTGGTGTCAATCATATAACCCCGTTATGGATATCAAAGACTGACAGCTCGGAAAGACGGGCGCTACGGTCATCGCGTGAGACAATTTGGTATGGCAACACGCAGGAACGAGGTTACGCAGCTCGTCTCGGTTCGATTCCGAGGATGACCGCAATTCATTAATCAATAAAAGCATCAGTAATCAATGAAAGTAAAAGTATCAACTCGGGTAGTGTTTCTTGTTGGAAGGTACGCCGTGAAAATCCCCATTGATAGGAGGGGGTGGCTACAAGGATTGAATGAGCGAAAGCTTTGGAGGAAGTACGGATATCAAAGCAACCTCATCCCTGTCAAGTGGGGCTGTGGAGGTGTCGTCATTCAACAACGTGCTAAACCTATGGATAGGTTTAAAGGGAAGTATGTATTGGCAGTAAAGAAACGAATCCCAGAACTTGATATAAATGGTTGCGACCTGTACAACCCTGCAAATTGGGGTATCTACAGAGGTAACATATACTTGCTTGATTATGGAATCACTGAGCGAGTATCAAGAATGTACACTAAATAAAATCAAATGTCACAACAGAACATCTTTCAAGAGACTCTTCAAGAGTATTGTTCGCGCATCGGCCACACGCCAGAACGAAACAGACTAAGACACAACGTAGAAACGCGAGCTGCTTTTGCTAATGCAGTCAACCCATTCTTTCATCACGCTGACGTTGCAAACCTATTCGGGATGGAGCGTACAAGCGTGTATCACTACATCAGAAACCATGAGGTCTACTACCTATCAAGTCCGGACTATAGGAAGTGGTTTGTAATCGCGTCTGAAATTGTTCATGAAAAAGTAGATAAGAAAGTACCTTTGCATGTAAGGCCAGAAGGCAAAAGAAAAATCAATACTCATGAGCAAATTGATACAATCAAAAGAACAATCGAAATCCTCGAAAGATTCCTCCAGCGATTCCAATACAAGGTTGCAGGACGTAAGGCCAAATCATTACAAGACAGCTGGGAAAGAGGTTTACCAGATGATGAAAGACATATGGGGAGTGGAGAAGTACATAGCATTTTGCGAGATGAACAGCTTCAAGTACAGGATGAGAGCGGGAAAAAAAGAGGGGCAGCCCTTAGAGACCGACATCCTGAAGGCGCAGTGGTATGAGCAACAGGTAGAGGAGCTGCGTAATGAAAGAGAAGAGAGTAACGATATACCCAACAATCTATCGCACACAGGAGGCGGTAGTGACATCGTTGGATACAGTACTAAGAAGAATACGAGAAGGAAACAGTCGGCCAAGGGTTGAGCTCGTAAGAAACGGAGACAAGTCTGAGAAGCAAGAGCTACCTGCTGTCTGCTTCAGCGGAGTGTTCCCCAAGGGGAAGCGAAGCGATGATACACTTCAATATCATTCCGGATTAATCATACTGGACTTTGACCATTGCGACGTGACGAGAGTCAAGTCCGCACTGGCGGGTGACAAGTATATCATGGCGTGTTGGGAGTCCCCAAGTGGCGATGGTGTCAAGGCGCTAGTCGAGATAACAAATACGGAGAGGCACCGAGACCACTACCGTTCCTTGGTCAAGTACTTTGACGAGCAATACGCTCTTGAATTAGATATCACTGGTCAGAACGAGTCGAGAGCCTGCTTTGAATCGTATGACCCTGACATCGTAATCAAATCAGAGTACGATAAGTATGGTGGTATGCTGTCCGAGCGTTCTCAGAACCAAGAGGTTTTAGAGCGTGGTGGATGGACTGACTTTCAAAAGGTGAACGTTGCTTCACTCATGATAGCCAAGGCTACGGACGGTGAGAAGCATAACGTCCTTGTCAAGGCTTCCACTCTGATGGGAGGATATATAGCCAGTGGCATAGTTGAAGAGGAGGTAGCTCGATGGGTTCTTGAGCGAGAGATATCCAAGAAGGATAACATTGAATCGCTAGAGGGTGCACGTAAGACCATTGATGATGGTATCAAGGCGGGAAAGATGATGCCAATTGGTGAGGTGGTCAACACTGAAGAGAAGGCTAAGCGAGATATGCGATTGAACGATGGCGACATGTCATTCGTTAGTAGTGATAACGTTGACTATGATTGGATTGAGGACTACGTTGATGGTAACATTCCGATTGGGTTAACTACCGGCAACAGTAGGGTGGACGAGAACTTCATGTTCAAGAAAGAGTTCGTCATGATTAATGGTCACAGCAACATCGGTAAGACTACGTTTGCTTTATGGATGATGGTAGCTAGCGCAATGAATCATGACTGGAGATGGGTTATCTACAGCTCGGAGAACAGGACAGCCGCCATCAAAATGAAACTCATGGTGTTTGCTTTGAACAAAAAGTTAACGAGCACGACCGTGCAAGAGAGAAAGGCAGCAAGGAAGTGGGTAGAGGAGCACTTCATAGTCATTGACAACAGCAAGACATACAGCTACTCAGACATCATCATTTTCTGCGAGAAGATTCACAGACAGCAACCTATTGACGGGTTATTTGTAGACCCATACAACAGCTTAAAGATTGAGATGAGTGCCGGTCGTGGAATCGGACCCCATGAGTACCATTACGAAGCCGCTTCAGAATTCCTTACCCTTAGTAACAACATGGAGATTGCTGTCTGGGTAAATGCTCACAGCATTACGGAGAGTCAACGTAGAAAGGGTGATGATGGACTGCAGGTTGCACCTTATGCTGAGGATACAGAGCACGGAGGTAAGTGGGTGAACAGAGCGGATTGCTTCATCACTTTGCACCGAAAGATTCAGCACCCCGATGTACTACAGAGAAGGTGTATTGAGATGCACGTTCGAAAGGTGAGGGAGGTGGATACTGGAGGTAAGCCAACCCCATTTCTTGAGCCACTGATGTTTGAATTCAATAGTACGCAATCGGGATTTGCTTTATTCGGTCCGGAGCCTACACTTTTTCCAACACTTGGGGATAAGTTGAGAGGCCAACAAAGGCAACTTCATTCGTAAATTGTAGTATGAAGAATAGGAGTAGAAAAAACTTAACCAAGCCGCAAAGAGGGAGGAAGCGACGCGACCTCTCTCGCGGTTCGGTTAAGCTGAAGTCTACCCTTGAGACTTATTGCTACGACAAGCTAAAGGAGGCGAAGCTTCAGTTCGGTTACGAGTCCGAGACATTCAGTCTTGTGGACTCGTTTCGTTATCCGGGTGTATATCACAAGTCAACTAGGGGTAAGGATGTTCTTGTTGATGCTACTAACAAAGTTGTGTTAGCAATTAGGTACACCCCTGACTTCATTAGTCATGAGCATAGGTTTATTATTGAGACAAAGGGATATGTCCCATCTCAACACACGTTTCCAATTAGATGGAAGCTATTCCTAAAGTACCTAGAGAGCAATGACATGGATGACTACATGCTATTCATCCCAAAAAACAAGAAGCAAGTTGACCAAACCGTTGAAATTATTAAACGCCACCTGAATGACTGAAGAAAAACTTAGTCAATTGTACTCCTTTGCCACTGAGGAGATTCATAGATTGACAACGGAGCTTTACGAAAGCATCCATACAGATGATGGTAATCCACAGAAAGACTGGGACACCACTGTTGACGAAGTCAGAAAATACAAAAAGCTTTTAATCATTGAGCTTGAAGGTATTAAGACTGCACTGAAAGAGTTCAATGAGCACTGTAGAGAATGACAAAGCGATAGGCGATGCCATCGAAAAGGCTTGGGGTCAGTTCGTGCTCAACACCTACCCTGTCTCTGAGGTAACCTTCAGTTCCGGAAATGTTCCCGGCTGGGATTTAAAGTTAACGTCTGAAGAGGGGCGGGCTAAGTTCCATGAAGTAAAGTTCGACCAGTCTTCTGCTGCCCCATGGCTGAACTACAAAGGTGAGCAGCGCAGACCAACAGGTAATCTGTTCATTGAGTACAAGAACCCTAAGATGGGCAGGCCTAGCGGCATAATGGTGACACGTTCTGACTGGTGGATTTACATAGTCAAGCAAGCCTACGAGTTGGTCACATTACAGGACGTGAACAAGTACAAAGCAAAGGCTTACATCATTCATGCCCAGCAGCTCAAAGATTTTTTGAATGGTGAGCACAATTTAAGGTCGGTTCCTACCGTTAGGGATACAGTTAACGGAAGGGTGAATGCAGAGGGCTGGCTTTTACCCATCCACACACTGAAGTCTTCTGGAATTCTGTTCTATGAAGAGGACTTTACTTCGTATATTAGAGCCCTTTTTTCTTCCACCCTTTAAACCATTTTACATGGATAATCAGCAGTTGGTGGACTCCATTCCGTGGGGTCCAGTAGGATACGTCACCTATAAAAGAACGTACTCACGTCAGTTAAACAGTAAGCGCAGCGAGGAATGGCCTGACACGGTAGAGCGTGTGGTCAACGCATGCAGCAAGCAGTTAAAGGTAGGCTTTACTCCTGAAGAGGAGCAGGAACTCAGAGATATTATGATGAATCTCAAGGGTACTGTAGCCGGTAGATTCCTTTGGCAGCTAGGGACAAAGACAGTTGACCGTCTTGGCCTACCATCCCTACAGAACTGCGCCTTTGTTGTTGTTGATTCCCCAATCCGTCCGTTCACATGGGCATTCGAAATGCTTATGCTTGGGAGTGGCGTTGGATTCAATATCCAAAGAGAGAATGTTTATCAACTCCCGAAGGTTAAAAAGAAAAAGATTAAATTAGTTAGGAACGATGAAAACGATGCAGACTTTATCGTACCTGACTCAAGAGAAGGATGGGTTGAATTGCTTAAGCGAACACTCGAAGCCAGCTTTGAAACTGGTGAGGGATTTAGCTTCGCTACTCACCTCGTCAGACCAGCTGGAGCTCCTATCAAAGGTTTTGGCGGAACGGCAAGCGGGGCGGAAGACCTAGTCAAAGGAATCATGAGCATCAATGAGGTGCTCAACGGAAGAGCAGGTCAGAGATTAAGACCCGTTGATTGTCTTGACATCATGAACATCATCGGAAGCATTGTTGTTGCCGGTAACGTAAGACGCTCAGCACAGATTGCATTAGGTGACCACGATGATATCGAGTACCTGCGTGCAAAGCGTTGGGACTTGGGCAGTATTCCCAACTGGAGAGCGATGTCAAACAACAGTGTAGTCTGTGATGATGTCGGTATGTTACCAGATGAATTCTGGGAAGGATACAAAGGCAATGGCGAGCCTTACGGTCTGATTAATCTAGAGTCGTCTCGCAGGATGGGACGAACAGGAGAAACCCAGTACCCCGACCCAGACGTGCAAGGATACAACCCTTGTGCTGAGCAATCACTTGCGAACTTTGAGACTTGCTGCTTGGCTGAAATCTATCTGCCGAATATTGAATCAAAGGAAGAACTATTAAAGGTTGCAAAGTATCTTTATAGAATCAATAAGCATAGCTTGGCAATCAAGTGTGCGGTTAAAGAAACTGAGGACATCGTTCACAGAAACATGCGAATGGGAATCGGGGTGACTGGATATCTACAGGCTACCGAAGAACAAAGAAGCTGGCTCGGTGAGGTGTACTCAAAACTCAGAGAATTCGATGTCGAGTATTCAAGAACTAGAGGATTTCCAGAATCAATTAAGCTCACGACGGTCAAGCCCAGTGGCACGCTGTCTCTACTTGCTGGTGTTACACCGGGAGCTCACCCCGGATATTCAGAATACTTCATTAGACGAATTAGAATGGCTTCAGGTAGTGACCTTGTACAAGCTTGCAGGGACAGAGGCTATCGCATAGAGTATGTCAAGAATTTTGATGGCACTGAAGACCACGGGG